GGGTATTTTGTTGAGATATATTTCCGGAAGTTCGATTGCGTCGTGGCAAATGCGGTCATGGCGTCGGATGGATCTGTGTCAGGATGTCCATGGCCACGAATGCGTGGTGCCGATTTGTCTTCCATGCAGCTGGGCAACAACTGGCAATTTCGTGATGATCCCAGCTTGGGCGCAGCGCGTTCGACGTCGAGCTCGCCTAACACTGCTCGTCGCCAGCGATGTTCACGGCCGCGCGTTCATCGCCCCTCCCCGGCGTACCGCCGATCCTCGCAGCATGAACCTCACCCCGCCAGCTCCGCTTGAGCCCCGAGACCGTCCGCACGCTCACGCCGGCCGCGCTCCATGGCCCTTTGCGGAGGCCTCGCTACCCGGGCCCTACTCGGCGTTCAGGACGGTGGTTCCCGCAGGGGTCGGGACCGAGCCCGGCGCAGGTGGGCCCGCGGTGGCCCCGGAGATCGGCAGGGTCATCTGCTGCACGAAGTTGGTGAGCGCCTGGAGATCCGCCAGCGTGGCGAGCGGCGCGGCCGCGCCACCGCCCGCGCGGATCTCGACGGTGCCGTTGGCCTTGCACAGGAGAATGACCTGCGGGTTGAACACCGCGGTCTCGCCGGCGGCGATCGAGCCGGCGATCGCCTGGCGCATCGCTTCGTCGCGCGCGGCGATCACGACGGTGGTCCGCGTGCCGCCGACCGCGACGGCGATCGCCTCGGGCTTGCCGCCCGAGCTCGGCGGCCGTGCGTAGAAGCCGATGCCGGTGAACGCCTCGACGTCGGACAGGAGCTCGTCGCCGCCGACGCCGCCGCGCTGCCCGAGCAGCTGCCAGCGCGCGTTGTCGGTGAGCGTGATCGCGAACCGGCGGACCATGCCGTACACGTAGCGCCGGAACGCGCTGGTCTCCTGAGCGAAGTCCTCGCTGCTGCGATAGGTCACGACACGAACTCCGTTCCTCGGGGTACGAGCATCAGCTGGGTAGTCTCGCCGCGCCGGCTGCCCTTGAACGAGCACGCGTAGACGAGCCAGGCCTCGTCCATCTCCAGATCCTCGTCGACCACGCGCGCGAGGGTGTCCGGCGCGAACAGGGTCGTGGTCTTGCCGGCGACGATCTGGCCGTGGCGCGCTGCGTCGACCGTGAGCTGCCGGAGGTGGAAGTTGCGGCGCTTCATCTCGCGCTCGGCGGCGCGCCGGGCCTCGGCGTTGCTCGCCTGGGCGCGCTGGAGCATCGCCAGGCGCTTGCCGCGCAGGAAGTGGTTGCCGGTGCCGTCCGCGTTCGGGCCGTCCTTCGCGGTGCCCATGAACGACGTCACGTTGTCGCCGAAGTCCGCGTCGTCGCCAGCGCCCGAGCCGTGCACCTCGATCAGCGCGTAGGAGTCGCGGACGCTCTCGCGCAGCTGCAGGTTCTCGACCGTCGAGCCGTCGCGGCTGTGGCGGAACAGGAACTGGATCTCCTGCGCGTAGTTGGGCTGGCCGATCACGAGCTCGCGGCCATCGGCCGATGACCAGCACAGCACGCCGATCGACGAGCAGAGCTGCTCGATGACGTTCCATCGCGTCTCGCCAGGGTCGATCCGTCCGGTGTGCTCCTCGTCGAGCTTGCCGCGCACCTTGAAGAATGCCGGCTCGCTGCCGGCGGACGCCTTGTGGCCCTTACCGCGCGCGACCGATCGGTTGCGCGCGTTGTTGAGCGTGATCGCCGTGTACCAGGGCGCCGCAAGCCGTCGCACCGCCTCGTCCAGGAGCAGGCCGTCCCAGCCGACGACGTTCGGGATCGACTCCTGGACCAGGCGCCCGGACTTGTCGCGGCCTGCGATCTCCATCGTCCCCTCGCGTGCATCGCGCGCCCGGTCGTCGATGAAGCCGTCGAGGATCACCGTGCCGTCGATCGCGACCTTGATCGCCTCGTCCAGCCGACACAGCTTCCACGCGTCGAGCGAGAACGGACGGGTGAGTGTGAAGCCGTCCGCCGGCTCGATCATCGTGCTGAGGATCTCGTAGTCGAGCCAGCCGCCGAGCTGCAGACCGCCGATCGCGACCGAGACCCGGTGCGCGCGGGTGCCGTCCAGCGGCGCCGGCGGCGGCGTGGGCACGCCGCGGAGGACCTGGAAGGACGGCATCAGCCACGCCTCGCGGCCGCGGCGAGCTGCGGCAACAGGAGCTCGCTGCCGGGCTCGAGCCACGCCGGCGACGCGATGTCGTTGAGCGACATCGCCTGGAGGTACCGATCGTCGACCTCCTCCGCCGGGTAGATCGCCGCGAGCAGCGCGCGCAGCGCGATCGGCGCGGAGATCAGCACCACGAAGGTTTGCGCGGTGTCGGAGGTTGCCGCGTCGGCGGCGGCGCGGACGGCCTCGGCGAGCAGGATCGTCGCCTTGAACGCCGCCCACAGCCCCAGGTCACCCTCCATCGCGTCGGCCTGGTCGCCGAGCTGCGAGGTCAGCGAGCCGAGCTCGGTGAGGACCTGGCGGGTGTTCACGGTGTCGGTCGCGGTCCAGCCGTCGACCGCCGCGGTGGCGTCGCCAGGCAGCGCGCTCGTCATGCCGACGTCGGCAAGCTCGGTGGTGAGCGCATCGGCCGCGGCGCTCACCGCCCCGGCGCCCGTGACGGGGATCGAACCGGCGCCGGCAGGCGCCACGGCCTCGGCGGGCTTGACCTGCACGACCTCGATCTCCGCGGTGATCACTCCGAGATCGTCGACCTCCTCGGTGAACGGACCGATCCTCGCCAGGTAGCTGCCCGAGGTCGGGTGGCTGAAGATCCGCGGCCGGTCATCGACGATCGCCTGCAGCCGTCGGCACCGCTCGAGCGGGTCGAGGTCGTCGCCCGCCATGCGCGCGAACAGCACGGTGCAGCGGGCGCGCACCGGCCCGCGCCCGCGGTCCTCGACCACGTGGTCATCGCCGGCCGATGCCTCGTGCACGACGAGCGTGCGCGACCGGTCCGTCGAGATCCGGCTCAGCCACAGCCGGAGCTCGCCGAACGACGATCGATACCAGACCGCGTCAGCCACCCGGCCTCCGCGCGTGCACGCTGGAGCCCCGGTGCACGTCGACGATCGCCTTGCCGTCGGCCTTCACGGTCGTCGGTCCCGCCGACTGCGCGATGGAGCGACCGATCTCCGGCGCCGCGGCTCTCAGCGCCTGGGTCATCGCCGCGACCATGTCGTACGGCGCCGTCGAGCGGCCCCGGCCAGCAGTGATCTCGGCATCGATCGTCTCCTCTCGGACCTGCTTGGCGATCGCCTGGACCACCTCCGGTGTCAGGTGCGCGGCGGCCACGTACTGCGCACCCGCGAGCCGGGCGCCCTCGCCCGTCGCATCCTGGGTCGAGATCAGCGCGGCGACGGCGCGCCGGTTGGACTCCGGCGTGGTCTTGTCGTCGACGATCGCCCCAGCGATGGCGCGCTTCGCCGCGAGGTAGCGGCCGCGCTGCGCCTGCAGACTCTTCGCGGCTTCTTGCGGCGTCAGCCCCTTGGCCTTGGCCTCCAGCTCGATGTCCTCGGGCGTGACCTCGGCCAGCCGGCTATCGCCCGGCGTCAGGTAGCCGCGGATGGCCTTGCCCGCGTCGTACAGTGCGCCGAGGCCGCTACCGATCTTCCCGATGCCCTCGGCGAGCGGGCCGACCTTGTCCGCGAGGCCTTCAATCGCGTCCACAAACGCGTTGATCCGCTCGGGCGTGAACGCCTCGGCGATCGCGTTCTTCATCCGCTCCATCGCGATCGCCGTCCGCCCGGAGGTCGAGGCCGTCACCGTCGCCAGGTCCTTCTGGACCACTCCGTTCACCTTCGCGGCCTCGACGAGCTCCCTGTACTTGCCCATCTGCTCGATCCACAGCCGGAGAAACGCGTCACCCTCGCCGCGCCCGATGTCCTTGAGCAGCATCGTCGGGTCCTTCATCAGCTTCGACCTCGAGATGTCCGCGACAATGTCCTCCAGGGGCCGCAGGTGCTTGGCGCCATCCTTGCCGAGGTACAACGTCGCCACACCGGCCTTGCGGAACAGCTTCTCGTGCAGCTGCAGGCCGCGGAACAGACCCTGGATGCCGGTCGAGGCCTCCGCCGCATCCTTGAAGCCCGAGCCGGCGACCTGGACCATCGCCCCGAGCTCGGCGGCGCCCTCGCGGCCGAGCGTGCCGAACCGCGCGAACTTGGGGGCGAGCGCGATGATCTCCTCGGCCATGTTCTGGAAGTGGATCGTGCCGTCCTTGCTCTGGTTGATGAGGCCGCCGATGACGTCCTCCAGCTCCTCGGGGCGAACCTTCAACGCGTTCGTCAGCGAGTAGGCCACGGTCGCCATGTCGCCGATCGCCGCGCCGCTGGCCTGCGCGGTGCGCGCCAGCGTGCGCATCGACCCCGCCGAGGCGTTCTCGGCGCCGGCGAGGTCGACGTACGCGCGCTCCCCGGCAAGCACGGTCTCGGACGCCAGCCCCGTCTCCTCCGCCGCGTGCCGCGCCGCCGCGCCGATCTCCTGCGCCTCCTCGGGCGTCTTGCGCGCCGCGATCTGGAACCGCAGGAGCGCGTCGTTGAAGTGGAGCACCCCGCGCGCCTGGTCCTCGAAGAAGCCCAGGCCCCGACCGACCGCCGCCGCGCCGAGCTGGCCGACCATGTGGGCGCTCGCCTTGCCGCTGTCGAACAGGGCCCTGCCGAACACCTCTTTCCTCAGCGCGCCGCCGAACCTGCCGAACTGCGCGCGCGCCTCCCGCAGCTTCGCCCCGAGCGTCCGGCTCTCGGCGGTGATCTGGATCTCGGCCTTGGGGCTATTCGACATCGTCGTCGGATGGCAGGTCGTCGTCGAGCGGCGGTTGAGCGTCCACGTTCTTGAAGCGGCGGCCGTTCGGCGGCGGCTCGGCCGGGCGGTCGAGCGTCAGGTGGCCGGCGACGAGTCCCCAGGCGAGGACCTCTCGATCGAGGAGCTCGCATGCGGGTCGGCCGAAGTAAGCAGATAGCGCGCCAGCCTCGATGCACCGAAGTACCGCAACGCCGGACCGTTTTTTTTTGAGACCGCGTCGCGGATCTCCCGGATCTCGTGCTCGGTCAGCGCGTCGACCAGCGGATCATGCTCGGCCCGGAGCTCGGCGTACTGGACCCACAGCTCGGCGATCGCCTCGGGTGCGAGCTGCCCCCAGTCGCTCGCCGTGCCGATCGGCGTCGGATCCTGCGCGCTGGCGACGACCACCTGGGCGAGCGTGCGCACCGCCTCGTCGAGCTCGAACTTGCCCTGGTTGAGCACGTTCTGCGGGATGCCCCGCTCCTCCATCGCGGAGACGACCTCGCCGACGATGTCGAGGTGCCGCTCGCTGCCCAGCACGGTCATCGCCGCCTCGAGTTCGAGGCCGGGGATCCTCACCGGCTTGAACGGCCGCTTGCCGGCGAGCGCAGCCTGCAGCTTGGTCACCGGCGACTTGCCGGCCGCGGGCCCCTTGGGGATGGCGTCTCCGAGCTTGGTCACGAGCTGGCTCCTTCGCTAGAACAGCGCCGGCTGCGGCACGCGCTGCAGCCACTTGATGTCGACCGTGTCCATGTGCTTGCCCTGCGAGTCGTCCTTGCGCGCGACCTTGGCGACCCGGCAGCCGAGGTACTTCCAGCGCTCGCCGTTGACGTCCTGGATGGCGAACGAGAACACCTCCTTGCTCCGCTTCAGCGCGCGGTAGCTCACCTCGGGGTTGCTCTCGCGATAGACCTCGAGCTTCAGCGCGCCGCCGCCCTCCTTGTCGATGTGCCCTGCGCCGCCCTCGACACCGACCGCCGTCTTGACCTCGACGTCGCTGTCGTCGTCTTCGTCGAGCGTGTCCACGCGCTTGAGCTGGAAGTTGCCCCCGCTGTAGTCGATGTAGAACTTCGCCTGGCTGGTGAACGTGCCGCCCATGGTGTGCTCCTCAGATCGTCACGCGGTGGACGAACGCGACCTGGTGCAGCCCGAGCACCACGGTGTAGGTGACGTCGACGTTGAGCCGGCCCGGCGCGCTCGGATCCTTCTCGACCACCAGCTGCGCGAGGTCGGCGTCGACGTTGGTCAGGATCTTTGCGTCCTGGCAGGTGTAGAGGATCGTCGAGATCATGTCGCGGACGCGCGGAATCGCGTCGTCGTCGAGCAGGACGCCGTCGGGGTTGGCGTTCGCGCCGAACTTCGCCGCGAACGCCGCGTCGATCTGCCGGGCGACGAACGCGCCGGTGCGCGCCACGGCGATGTCACGGAGCGCCTCGAACTGCTGCCCGCTCTGCGTCGTGCACGTCGTGACGAACTTCTCGATCTTCACCACCCCCGGCTGTGCGATGCGGGTCTGCGGGTCGACGACCGGCGTCAGCGGCGTGAGCCCGGCGGCGAGCGCCGCCTCCACCTCGGTGTTGGTGAACGCGAACGCGTCGTCCGGTGGCGGCAGCGGCAGCCGGAGCCCGTCCCAGTTGCCGTTGGGTCTCGGCTTGCTGAGCAAGCCGACGCCGGCAGCGGCCGCGATCTCGCCCGGCAGCGCCTTGATCTGCTCGCAGTTGATGACCGCGATGCCGCGGTCGTTGGCGGCCACCGCGAGCGTGGTCCCCGCGCCGATCGACCCGGGCTCTCCGAACACGACCCACCGCCACTTCTTCTCGCTCGGCGTCCAGGCCACGGTGACGTGCGCCAGGGCGAGCGCGATGTCGGCGCTCGCGTGGTTCTCGAGTGCGATCGCGTCGTAGTCCGGCCCGGCGGCGGCGGCGAGAGCCGCGGTCTCGTCTGCTACGCCCGTGCCAGCGACGCCCTGCGCGGTCACACAGGTCACGCCCACGGGCAGCGCGATGACCTCGAAGATCACGTCGTTGCCACCGACGCCCTTCACGTTGTGGGTCGTGGTCGCCACGGCACCGGCCGCCGCCGCGGTCACCGGCATGGTCAGCCGCTGCGTATTGATCGCGGTCGTCAGCGCGGTGGCCATCGCGGAGGTGCTGTCGCCGACGTTGATCGGGACCGTGACCACGCGGCCAGCGATCTTGAACACCGCGTTGGCGCCCACGATCGCCGCGCCGCCGAACGCGAAGGTCTGGGTCCGAGCGGCGCCGCCGGTGGGCTCGGCGACCGCGAAGGCGAACAGGAACGGACCGGCGCCGAGGAAGCCCTCGGTCTCGATCGCCTTGCGGCACATCAGCGCGAGCGGTGATCCGACGGCAAAGAACCCGTCGGACTCCACCGCGTCGTTGACCGGCACGATCGTGCCGGGCGCGACCGTGCCCTTGCCGGTGCCGATCAGGAGCAGCCGCTGCGGCAGCGGCACCAGCGACCGCCCGCCCTGCTGGTAGGTGAACGTGTGGAACGTCTGCGGGCGCCGCAGCGACGTCGAGATGCCGGTGTTCACCGTCATCGATCAGCCCGCCTTCTGGGGCTCGGCCGTGTGGGGGCCGTGGTTGCTCGGGTCGACCGGCGGCAGGTTGCCGAACGCGGCCGGCGGGCCCGAGCTCGACAGGGTGCTGCTCGCCGGGCTGAACCGCTCACTCGGCGGACGCGGTCGCGGCTTGTCGACCTTCACCAGGTCGCCGTTGCGTAGCGCCCGCTGGATGGTCGTGTGGCTATCGTCGACCTCGAGCTCGTCGCCGGATCGGAGCAGTTGCAGCGCGCCGCCCGGCGCGGTCGCGATCGTGTGGTGCACGGGGAAGGTGCGTCCTTCGCCAGCGGTCACGGTGATCTGGGCCATGCTGGGATCCTGCGGGCCGACCTCTCGCGCCAGCTAGATAGGGCCGGGACACCGGGGTCGCCACAGCAGTACGCCGTGAGCCACAGCATGCCGTGAGAGCCCGCGGGAAGAAGATCGCGGCGGGACTGGTTGGCCGGCCCCGAGCCTCGATGGGGCAGGCGTCCTCGCGGTTGCCGCGCCATCAAGGCGGAGCGGCTCACACGTCGTGGGACAGGTCCGAGTTCTGGGCTGTTGCCGGATAACGGTCAAATTTCAGTATCCTTGAACGTGGCGACAGCTCATCGGGCGAGCCTCATCTTTTTGGAAAACGTAGGATCACGTAGGATCGGTTCTTCTGGCGCAGCATCTTGCTGCGCAGGACGTTTGCGGACACTCAGCGAATCGGACCGAAGCACCCCTCTCTTGTATCCTGAGTCCTCTTGTGATGATCGAGCCCGCCATTCGGTGGCGAGAAATAGCCCATGGAAG